GAGATGTGAATGGGGCACGGAATATCTATCTAAAAAATATAGGCTTAGACGAGAGTCTTTAAACAAAGTAATTCGCTAAAAGTAAATTTACATACTTGTGAATTTTGCGAATTTATTCGTCTGTACAAACATAGTATCCTTCTTTATCATAAATTTTAGCACTAACAATATCAGATTTGATACTTTTCGTTGCCTCATCGATAACGCAAAGAGTTTCGTGGAATAACAATGTGGGATGTGGAATATAAGAGGATTGTGTATAAATGAGAATTTTAATTATAGTTTGGTTGATAAGTATCCTCTTTTGGATTGGTCCTGAGAAGACATATTCAGACACAATGAATATAATTGAGATGAATATGCTGTCACATTTGTCATGTAGTTGGGAATATGTATAATACAATCCAAACCTTAATGTGGATTTCTTGAAGAGACATCGTGATTTGAGTTGGAATTGGGGAGTTATTTCAGCAAATGAAGGATATCGAAGAAAATATGGATTTGCCGTGGGTTTGGGCTATGATATCAAAGAATCCAAATATAACGGAGGAGTTTATTGATAAGTACAAACATCTGTTGGACTTTTCATTATTGTCACAAAACAAGTTTGCATTGTACAATCGTTTAACTGGAGAGAGATTCCAAGAACATGGACAACAAAAGAGAAAACGGAGATATAGTTCTGATAGAGTAAAAAGAGGAAGAGTTAATTATATTGAATAAAACATTACAAAAGAGTGAAGCTAAGTTTACTCTCCCTAAAATTGATTATTTTTTTTCATAGGTGGTATTGTTATCTTTAATAATCATGAACAGATTACTAAAGATGTATCCAAATGTTGGATGGAACTTTTACAAAGTTTCAAGGAATCCACATTTTACAATGAAAATGTTAGTCAAATATTACGACAAAGAGTTAGCATGGGGTCATATATCACGTTGGATGCCTCTAACAATCGAGTTTGTCAAGAAGCATCCAGAGTACAAATGGGACTACGCATTACTTTCAGCGAATCCAAGCCTAATTCTAAATGATATTCTTGAGAATACTGATATATCATGGCGTTTAGACTTTTTTTCATCAAATGTTAATTTACCATTGTGGTATGTTAGAGAGAATATGGATTTACCATGGAATTGGTACAATATTTCATGTAATAAAGGGATAACGATGATGGATATTCATGAGAATATAGATTTACCATGGAATTGGTTAGGTGTTTCTTACAATGTTAATATAACGATTGAATTTTTGGAGAATCATCCTGAATTGCCTATTTTGTGGGGAGAAGCGGTTTCCGAACACATGAAGATTGATGTTAATATTCTGTCAAAACATAGTGATAAGAATTGGGATTACAAGAAGATTCTGAATAATTCTCACTTGACGATCGATATATTACGTTATCTTGTATCAAAGAATATTATGAACGACAGATATATTTGGTTAACACCAACAAGAAACCCTGCAATCTCTATACAAGATATTGAGAGTAACAATGATTTACCATGGAAGATGAATAGTGTATCGTCTAATCCTAATTTCTCTTTGGAAGATTTCGATAGATATGTATTAAGAGGTAAATCAGTTAATTTAAACGATATTGTGAAGAATGCAGATGCCAAGATAGATAATGTGTATGAGTCAATTATTGAGAATATGGATTCAATTATTACTAAACTTATGACTCATTTTCCAGTTAAATTTGGAGTTGGAAGTAATAGATTGAACTATTTTCTTGCACAAAAGAAGAAGATATGGAAGAGTATTTCTGCAAATCCGAATATCACCATTGCGTTTGTCAAGAAATACGCACCATTTATCGATTTTAATGTTCTGTCATCAAACAAGTTTAAACTGTTTGATGGATTAAGAGAACGTACAAAGTATTTTTATTTATTGAAGAAAGTAAACGGTATTCCATTGGATATTACTGTATCGTTAGTCTCAAATTTTTTATAGAATATGATTCAAGAACAAAGCTAGGTGTAGGATTCAAAAAAAAATTGATCGAAAATATTTCATTTGATATTTTATGTTTATTATAATATGCCTCTTACAAAATTAGAGAGACTTGTTAAAGAGTTTGGTAACTCTGTTTATTGGAATTGGTCAGCGTTAACCGCAAATTCCAATATCAGTATGGAATTCATCAAAGATAATCCACAATTGCATTGGGATTATCGAATTGGGTTGGCTAATAATCCAAATTTGGATGAGATAACAGTGATTAGAAATATTGAAACTATAGATCCAGTGGAACTATCCAAATGGACTGGTTTAACATGTTTCTTGATCGACTTGGTCATTGAGACGAGAAAAGCTTTTACAAGGTTCAATTTTGATGAAATCTCGATAAATATTCATGTAAGTGAAATTGAGAAGAAGATTGATAGTCGTTTGTGGAATTGGGAGAAGGTGTCTTACAATAGATCGTTGACTATCGATTTTGTTAAGATACATTCCAATAAGAACTGGAATTGGGAGGTGCTTTCAAAACATCGTAACATAACGATAGATGATATAATTGATAATCCAGATTTGCCTTGGAATTATGTACATGTTTCAGGAAATCCCAATTTAACGTTGGATGGAATGAAGCGTTTGCCAAATACTTCATGGTCAAAATATCTTTTGTCACGAAATGATGCGTTAACAGTGGATATGATAAATTATGTGAATTCACTTCACGACCCACAAATTACCAGTTATTGGAATATGACAATTATTAGTTCTCATAGAAATATCACAATGAAAGACATTGAAGACAATCCTCAAATATTATGGAATTATGGTTCTATTTGTGAAAATCCAAATTTGACTGTTGAATTCTTCAAGAAGAATATACAGAGGATTAGTACTCAAGCTCATGAGCTATCTGGTGGTGGATACCATATACGTAATATCATTGAGTTTATTGAGAAGATTCCCGAATACAATTGGGAATGGACAAATATATCGAATAGTCCATATATCACACCTGAATTTATTGAGAGGAATATGGACAAAAAATGGAGTTATTTCAATCTGTCACAAAATTGCCAGATATCTCAGAAATATTTCGAAGAGAACATGGATGCTAATGATTACGGTATTGGTTGGAATATATCAAAGCTTTCTCAAAATTGCAACTTCACAGTGGATTTTGTCAAGAAACACAAGGATAAACTATGCTTTGCAGGATTGTCATCCAATCGATTTAACTGTGGACGCAAACAGAAGATAATTAAAGCAATATTTATTTCCAATAGCCTAAAAGTTCCAGATGATATTAAGAAATACATCATCCGGAATTTCGTCTGATTTACCAAACTTTTTATTATAAAAAATTGGCACTGCCGTTGGATATTGTTAGTTATAATTTTTTTGTGAATTTGATAGTAATAAAAATTGATAAAAAATATTTCACATAACAATATTTATTATTTATAATATGCCTCTTACAAAATTAGAGAGACTCGTTAAAGAGTTTGGTAAATCAGTATTTTGGGATTGGACAGCGTTGACCGCAAATCCCAATATCAGTATGAAATTCATTAGGGATAATCCACACTTACATTGGGATATTCGACGTGGATTAGCAAATAATCCAAATTTAGATGAAATAACTGTTATTAGGAATATTGAGACAATATATCCATATGAATTATCTAAATGGTCTGGGTTGACATGTTTTTTGATCGATTTGATTTTTATGATGAGAAGAAATATTACTCCATGGCTCGATTTTGATATTATTTCGAGACATATTCATGTAAATGAAATTGAGAAGAAAATTGATAGTTATTTGTGGCAATGGAAACAAGTATCTTGTAACAATTCATTGACAATTGATTTTGTCAAAAAATATCCTGACAAGGATTGGGATTGGATATTGCTTTCGAGACATCGCAACATAACAATGACAGATATTATTGATAATCCTGATCTACCTTGGGTTCATACATACTTTTCTGCTAATCCTAATTTGACATTTGATGCAATGAAACATTTTTCTAAAAATATATGGTCAAAATATTTATTGTCATCGAATCCATCGTTAACAATAGAGATGATAAAGTATGTTAATTCAATTAGTGATTGGAAATCTGTCAGTTGGAATATGTTGGCTGTTAGTTCTCATAGAAACTTTACAATGAAAGACATTGAGGACAATCCTGATATAGGATGGTATTATCCATGTATTTGTGCTAACCCCAACTTTACAGTTGAGTTTTTTAAGAAGAATATGCAACAGATAATCAATAATATTTATGAATTATGTGGTTGTGGATATAGTATACATAATATTGTTGAATTTATTGAAGAATTTCCTGACTACAAATGGTTATGGACAAATATATCAAGTAGTAAATATATTACTTCGGCGTTTATTGATAGAAATTCGGACAAAAAATGGAATTATTCTAATTTGTCACGAAATAGTCATATTTCTCAAAAATATTTAGAGAAGAATATTCTTTGTCATGACAGTGATGGTATGAAATGGGACATAAAGAAAGTTTCAGAAAATTGCAACTTTACATTTGATTTTGTCAAAAAATACAAAGATAAACTGTCTTTTAGAGGACTATCTTTTAATAGATTCAATTATGAACATAAACGCGAAGTAGCAGAAGCAATATTTGTATCTAATAACTTAAATATTCCAGAAGACATCAAAAAATATATCGTTAGGAATTTTATATGATTTACCAAATTTTTTTATAATAATTGTCCAAAGAAAAATTGAATAAAATTATTCAATAAATATCATGAATATACATTATTATGACCAAAAGTTTACTAGAAAAACTGGTATTAAAATATTATTCAACTGATATAGAAGTAAAATGTTTAATATCTAATCCGAATATTAGTATAGATTTTATTCATAAACATTTACGACATTTGTGGGATAATGGATATATATCTTTCAGTCCTCACTTGACAATAGATTTCATTATGAATAATCCAGATTTAAAATATTTTCCTCATTGTATAAATAACATAAAAGGACACACAATCAAATCTCTAAAATTTTTTATGAAGAAAAATCACAAATTTAACTGGACAAATGTATCACGCAATATTGATTTGAAACAAGTCACAAAATCACCAAACACTTTTCCATGGGATTGGTATGCTTTTTCAGATAATCCAACGTTAAATATCAAGTTTGTACTTGATAATATAAGTCGAAAATGGAATATGGAAAAAGTATTTTCGCATAAATGTGTAAATTTACGTGTTTTGCAAATCTACAATAAGCATATCAAACATATCATTAATTTTGATGGATTATCTGCAAATCCAAACCTGAATATTGAAATGATCAACATGTACAGAGCTGGAAAATGGAATCGTTTGATTCTTTCGAGTAATCCTAAACTAACAATAAAAATCGCAAAATGTGTCGATAAATTGCAAAATAGAATAGAAAAGTGGGATATGAAACAGTTAAGTATAAACGAAGGTATCACTATGGAAGATATCGACAATAATCCCAATATTAAGTGGTATTGGAAGTCTATACATAGGAATCCCAATTTTTCTTCGTGGTTTTTTAAGAAGTATCAAACAAAAATTGTTACATATAAATTTGAAGCTAATATGCGAAATGTTATGAGTATAGTTGAGGATAATCCTGATTATGAATGGGATTGGTGTTGGTTGTCTGAATCAAAATATATAGATACTTGGTTTATTGATAAATATTGGAATAAAGGGTGGTGTAGAAGTTTGCTTTCAGAAAATCCAAATTTGACATTGGAATTGATTGAAAAAATTAAAAAATATCAGAATGAAAATGGAATTTATTATGTTCGAGATTGGATGATATGCGGAGATTTTGACTGGGATAAGGTACTGTCAAATTGTAAATATCTAACAGAGGAATTTTTCATTAAGAATATGAAAATTATTACTCAAGATTCATATGTACTCAGTTGTTTAGCACGTAACAGATTGTTATATGATGACGTGAAGAATCGAATAAAAGTAGCATATGTTCTTGGTGAAACTGAATTGCCCACGGATATTCAAAGATACATAATTGAAAAATTTTTTTGAAAACCGTAATTATAAAAAATATGGTTGTAAGAAGTATTCACAACTTGATGATAGCAAACCAAACAACCGCGATCAACGACACAAGACTTATTGAGAATTTCTCTCCCTCTTTTAACATGTACCATGATACAACACTGTTGTAAAAGATATTTATAACTGTACCAAGCATTAAACCATGACGTATAACGTTATTTGGAATAAAGTATGCCAATATAAGCATTAATACTGACAGAGCGAGTTCAATTCTGAATTGACGAATTTTTATTCCCAAACGTTCATCTACTAGTTGTTCATGTTGTATTATCTTTTCATTGTCCTCTGTCTTATTCACTTCTGATCCAAAAATTATTGGAGAATAATTGATTTTTTTTGAGAGCATCGGATATTTTTTCATATCTATCTGTGAAATACAGATGAATTCCACGATTGAGTGTCATAGCACTCAGAATTCCAATTACGATTATAATGTAAACTTCTACATTCATTATAGTATATACTTTAAAAAAAAAATGAATTTATTTTAACGATAAAAAATAGGTATATTAAGAAATTATGTCTAATGATAAAGTTAAATTTATGAAAAAAGTTGTTGAACTCAAAAAATTCAATAAGAATGAGATCGAAATTCTCGAAAAAATGTTCAAACACACTATGAATCCACTGAATGCTTTACAAGAACTTGTAAAGAATTACGATAAAACAGATGGTCTATTGACATCTTTTGAACCAACACTAATCATCGAGTGTATACCGGAAGAGTACCAATATGAGTACAAAATCGGTAATCAGGTTTTTGAGTACAGTGAGTGTGGAGAATTTGATTTTGGAGATGGTTATTGGTGAGAAAAGTAAATAATTGCAACCAATAGACTAATTATAAGAAAACATACCCATGTCACTAAACATATACTCCTTTTGCTCATTGTTGTTGTAGTAGGTTCATTTTCAACTGTTTTGAAAGGTTTATTACACATGAGACACTTATCTCTGTTCTTTTCTAAAAGTTTATCTTCACACAGAATATGTACATTGTACTTACATTCACATGTTGATAATGGATTTGGATATGATATAATAGTATCATTATCTTCGAGGCATATAATACATTCACTCATTGTATATTTTTGATGAGGTGGCTTTATATAAAAAATAAATTCTAATATAGAGTATGTTGAAATCTAAAAGTAAAATAGACACTTATTTAGATTCTGCTGTTCAGAATCTAAATGACACAATAAATCTCGGTGGAGATGTTTGCGAAAATCTTGATAAACATACTGAAAAGATAAACCATATCGCCAAAGGTTTGAATATGACAAACAAAAGAATGGATGTCGCAGAAGCTGTTATCAAAGATATTGAGAATCCTTTCTTGAGAGCCATTAAAAAGATAAGGAAGAAACAGGAATTGATTTTGACAGATGAAACTATTGAAGGATATGTTCTAAAGAGAGGAAGGAAACTCAATATATGGAATAGAAGATACTTCATATTGAATATTGTTGATAATGTTATAACGTATAAGATTAATAGAAGTGATTTGAGAGATGCAGGTTATATCGATCTGAAAACATCGAGAGTGAGACTTTTGAGTAAGAATCAAACGGATTATAATGGTGTTCGTTGTAATCGGAACTATGTATTTGAGATAATAGAGGATGAAAAAGGATTTGGAAACACAATATGTTTGTATGATGAGAAAGATTACAAGAGATGGTTATCATTCATATTTGTTGAAAATGAGAAGGAGAACAGGAGGAGTGATAAGTTAGAGACTATTATAGATATGCTAGATGATATAAGTGTTATATCCAACAATATAAACAGTAAAGTGGACAATCATATTATGAATTTGAGGAAGATTAACAAGTTTACAGAAAAAACTGATGAACGTATAGTGAATGCGAGTCATAAGGTTAGGATATTGTAAAAAAATTGATTTACACATTTGGAATTTTTAGATTGAAAACGAGAAAGACAAGTATGTTTGTACTCAATGAAAAGTGATTTTTATTTTATAAAACTGTGCATGATTATGTGAGTAATCATGTTCAGGAGAGCATTACCAACAATGATCAGATTTGTTAGATCGAAACATACCGATGCAACTTTTACTAACAATATTTTGATGAAGAAAATATTTTCAGATGAGTCTATATATATATATTTTTTTCAATAAAAGCCATATATCATCAATTGAAGTTGATCCTGAAATAGATGTATCATATGGAATCACATGTTACATATTATCGCGTGAATATCCAAGGGAGTTTAGTTTTTATGGAAGTGAAAATGAGTTTGGGGTTAAGCCTAGTGCATTTGATGTACGTTATCGGGCAAGGTAAAAAAAATTATTTAAAAATATTTGTATATAATTTCTCATACAGAATACTATGGCAAATTATTCACAAGAAGAGTTGAGAGATATATGGAAATACATTCGCGACAACAGAGATGGCGATTGTAATGCAGTATATGGACAAATTGAGTACGATATGAACATCATAAGAGAAAAGAAGATCAATGATGAAGCTCATAAAGAGATGATGGATTTTGCTGAAGATTATGGTGGATGTGAATATTTCAAACAGAAAGTTCAAAATGAAGGTGAAGGATATTTCTATAACAGTTACGCGAACATATCTGCACCATTTGATATATACTCTGACTATGTTAGTGACTACGATTGCTGGTGTGGTATATGTAATGGAGATAGGACTAGGATAGATGATATAAGGACTGAGATAGATGATATGAAGGAAGAATTGAATAATTGTTATGGAAACAGTGGTTACACTTATGAAGCTTTAAAAAGAGATTTTAATACTCCGGAAGGGATTGAATCACTTTTGAAATATATGTTTACAATGGGTTTTGATGACAAGGACTTTGAAATATTAGAAGGGATATTTGAGAGTGACGAGTGTGCTTATGAGAATAAAAACGCTAAAGAGAATGTCAAAAAATATATGTCAGAAACTTTTTTGAATTTTTTTGAGGATAGTGCTTATATGAAAGATAAATATAAGGATGCAGATTTGAGAAAGCTTTATGATTCACAAGACTATAGTTTCAGATTCAATGTGCCTTTTTTGGAATTTGAGAACTGTTTCAAATCGGATGAAGAGTGGAATAGTGAGGTGGATGATGATATTAACTTAATTTTTACAAACATTTTTACACATTTTAGATGTAAAAATAATAAAGAGTTAAAAGATAAGTTGAAAGGTGAATCAATATTGTCAGATGAATTCATAAAAAAATATTTTGATCCTAAGGAATTTTACGCTATAAACTACACTATTCTGAAATCGATTCTTGAAAGTGACGACTGTGCTTATGAGAATAGATACACTAAAGAAAATGTCAAAACATATATGTCAGCAACTTTTTTGAATTTTTTTGAGGATATTGCTTATATGAAAGATAAATATAAGGATGCAGATTTGAGAAAGCTTTATGATTCACAAGAGGATATTTTCATAATCAATGTGCCTTTTTTCGAATTTGAGAACTGTTTCAAATCGGATGAAGAGTGGAAGAGTAAGGTAAAAGGTGATATTAACGAAATTTTTACACATTTTAGATGTAAAAATAAGGAAGAGTTAAAAGATAAGTTGAAAGGTGAATCAATATTGTCAGATGAATTCATCAAAAAATATTTTGATCCTAAGGAAATTTATAGTATAAACTACACTATTCTGAAATCGATTCTTGAAGATTGTTAATAAACAGTCTACATTTAAGGATCTTTTTAACTTCATAGAACAATCTTGGATCAACAAATCCACCCATGTGTTCACACCAGGGTATATGAGTGTGTTTGTCTTTGTCGAGTATGGTTTCGTCTTTGAAAACTCTTCCATCAAAATCAGTTTTGAATAGTCCAAAACTGATTGTGTGAAAATCGTGGGGTGGTATCTCCTCATTGTGCTTATCTCTTAGATACTCATGTGGTTTACCAAATAACAATTTATTTATAATTCCTGGTAATTTTCTCTCTATCCTTCCAATTAATCTTGCACCGTTCAGAGGAGAGCATATACATATCGATTTAATAACATTTCTACCTATTTTGTGTAAATTGTTTGATATGTTTCCTCCAAAAGATTGACCAATAACGACTATTTCGTCGTCTTCATTATCTAAATGTTTCAGAATTTCGTCATTGACATATTGCAATGACTCCTCAAAATGTGAACTATCCGGTGTATAGGATATACGGTGTATATTTGTGTATCCATTTATTCTGAGATATTTCTCAAGAGGGATGAATGTCAAAGGTGACGAAACTAAACCGTGTATCATAAATATATTAGTATTCTTACTAATGTATTTATTGTTCATATATAATTATAAATATATTTTATTTTATAAATGAACTTGATTCTCATACATATTGGTAAATGTGGTGGAGGAACAGTTAGAGAAGAGATGTCTAAAAAAGGGATTAAACATCAGGTTATACACACAAATAAGGCTAAATATAATCCAAATGGGAGATACATTATTCTTTTACGTAATCCGGTGGAGAGATTTGTTTCAGCATTCTATTGGAGAAAAATGAAGACTGTTGTTGAGAAGGACGGTTCACTCGCTGAAAATAGATTTTATAGAAGATACAAAAACATTAACAGTTTGTGCCAAGATTTGAGCAAAGACCCTAAACTTTTACAAAAATTGGGTATAGTTCAACATATTACACATGACATAAATTTCTATCTGGACAAATTTATCAAACAATGTCCAAGGGGACATATATTGGGTGTTATTTGTACAGAGACTATAAATAAAGATTTGAAAAGATTTTTCAATATCAATAATAAAAGACACAAAAAGGATAATTCAAAGATGAAACACGATTTAACAGATGAATCGAAAGCCATTTTGAGAAAATATTTAGTAAAAGATTATGATATTATTAATAAATTGAATGAAATGAGATTGTTAAGTGAAGAACAATATAAACTCCTTATTTTATAATATTTAATGTTTATGCAAATTTGAATTCCCAGTGCGAAGGTTTCCCATCATCAAACTGATCATAACAAACAGGACGGTGATAAGTGATTATCCAACCTTGTGCCTTGAAACCATCAACTGCATTGTCACAAAGTTGATGAATGTATTCGTCAGACAATCCAGGATGTTCCCTCTTTACCAAATCGAGAATTATTTGTAAGTAAATATCAAACTTATTCCTATTAGTATCCATATTTTCAAGGATATACTCCTGCATAATTGCAGTCACTCCATACTTATCCGCTTCCTTAGTCTTCTTCTCTACAATCATTTGCTTAGCAATTGAAGGTGTAAAGTTTTCAATACGTGTACGCTTTTTTGGTTGTGTATCAGCCATATTAAGTGCCAAACATGATGTATTCTTTATAAAAAAAAAATCAATTTTTATTTTCCTGAGAAACAAATATACTCTTCACCAAACATTTTATCATATTTCACTTTCCATGTATCCATCAAACATACAGATGCATGTAAACAAGCTAAACGTGCACCATTATATGTTAAACCATTGTTTTCTTCTATGAGTTTATTAATGAACTTTTGTAGATTGATTTCTACATAATGGCAATGATGTATGTTCAAGTTATTAATAATCATTTCTTGTAAAAGTTCCAAAGCTCCATATTTCTCAATTTCTGCCATCATTTGCTTAGCAATTGAAATTGAAGGTGTAAAGTTTTCAATACGTGTACGCTTTTTTGGTTGTGTATCATCCATATTAAGTGTCAAACATGATGTATTCTTTATAAAAAAAAATCAATTTTTATTTTGCCGAGAAATAAAAATACTCTCTGCCACACATTTTATCATATTCCACGTTCCATGTAGCTTGTAAAGATGCAGATGCATGTACACAAGCTAAACGTGCATCATACTTTGATAAACCATCATTCTCTTCTATGAGTTTATTAATGAACTCGTGTAGGTCGATTTTTACATATTCTCGTACATATACGGACGAATTATTAATAATCATTTCCTGTAAAAGTTCCAAAGCTCCATATTTCTCAATTTCTGCCAACTTTTCTGCAGTTTTTATATACAATACAAAAGTTGGAGTAAAATTCTCAATACGTTTTCTCTTCTCAATACGTGTTCTCTTTTTAGGAGGTGTATCAGTCATATTGAGTACCAAGCATGATGCATTCTTTATAAAAATAAATCAATTTTTATTTTCAAAATCCTTAATTGCAGATCTGATAGCATCCTCTACCAATGAAGCTTAACGGGAGGCAATTTCAGATATCTTGCAATATCACTATTCTTGATATTTTTTGCTTCGTTAAATGTACTGTCCTTTTATCATCTCTGTTGCTAAAAATGATGATGCCATTGCCGATCCACAACCGAATGTTTTGTACTTTGTATCTGTTATGACACAGTTATCATCTACTACAATCTGAAGCTTCATAACATCACCACATGCAGGTGCTCCTACCAATCCCGTTCCAACATTTTTTATCTTCTTATCCAAAGAACCTACGTTCCTTGAATTCTCAAAGTTGTCAATGACTCCTGGGGGATAATTTATTACTCCTCTTCTAAGAAGTATTTTAGAAAATCTATTTGCAAGCATTATTATATAATAATATATATATTTTTTTTTTTAAATATTTTTTCATTTTTCAAAAATTAGGTTATTTTTCTAAATATACGTTATAAGTATGGAGACAATAGTTTATAAATCATTTCAAGTATCATTTATTCTTTTAGTTGCAATATCTATATTAACACTTACTCGTTCATTAAATAACGATGTTAAGAAGATTGATAGGTTATCATTACAATTATCAACACTTGTAACAGTTATTGCATCGTTTCATTATTATTTAATGTTAAATAGAGATCAAAATCCGGTAATTTATAGATATTTGGATTGGTTTTTTACTACACCAATTTTATTGATCGATTTCTGTATAATTTATGGTATAAGAGATATACCATTTATTGCTGAAATATTATTGTACAACGCAGTGATGCTTATTTTGGGATTTATTGGAGAACTCAAACTAATATCAATGACAGCTAGTATGGTTATTGGGTTTGTACCATTTGTTCTCATATTCAGAAAGTTGTATTATAAAATAAAAGATATTGAATCTGGAAATTCATTGGTAGATAAAAAAAATAGAATCAAATTTTTCTACGTTTTTGCTGGATTATGGGCGATGTATGGATTCATACATGTGTATCCATCCAAACAGATAAGAGACATATTCTACAATATTTTAGACATTATAACAAAAGGTATATTTGGGTTGTTTATTTATAAAAAATCGTTTACTAGTTGAACAATATCTTGGTAAAAAATGATTAATTTTATTACACATATTTTATAATAAATGGGACAATTTTTATGGTAAAAAGATTGGGTACAAATATTATATTAAATTTGGTTGAATCGTTTGAAAAACATATCTGTAATTCGAATTGTGACATCGAAGTTTACGAAATTCCGTCATATAGGAATCTCACAAAAGTATGTAAGTTCTATCTAAACCTGAATGAATGCCCAAATCAAAAGAGATGATGGAACTCGACTTGTTTCAATTAACCATTTACTTAAAGAATTGGCAATAATATTATTATATGGTTGACGAAACGTTTGAATATGAGAAATATGTGACTGATAAGGCTGGTATTAAGGCTATGGTAGAGAAATACGGTGTAGCAGTCGTCCCAAATGTTATAAATGCAGAGGAGTGTAAAAGTATGGTTAGTGGCATGTGGGACTATTTTGAACATATAAGTGCGAATTGGGAGAAACCATTGAACAGATCTGACAAGAAGACGTGGAGAGGTATATACGATCTCTTTCCGCTTCATTCTATGCTTTTTCAGCATTTTAATTGTGGACATGCTCAAGCATCATGGGATTTAAGACAGAATGAGAAGATTGTTGACATATTTGTGGAGATATGGAATTGTGAGAGAGATGATCTGTTGGTATCATTTGATGGTTTCAGTTTTGGTATGCCACCTGAGAGTACAAATAGAGGATGGAATGGTAAGCCGTGGTATCATACAGATCAGAGTTACATGAGACCTGATTTTGAGTGTATTCAGAGTTGGGTAACGGGGTTGGATGTTGAAGAGGGAGATGCTACGTTGGGTGTTATGGAAGGTAGTAATAAGTATCATGCGGAGTTTAGGGAGAAGTTTGGAGTTAATAATAATGCGGATTGGTACAAATTAACGGATGATGAGATGAAATTCTATGTTGATAAGGGGTGTGAGTATAAGAGGATAAATTGTCCGAAAGGAAGTATGGTGTTTTGGGATAGCAGAACTATACACTGTGGCGTTGGACCATTAAAGGGAAGAAAGAGTAGTGATATGAGAGCTGTTATCTATTTGTGCTATCAGCCTAAAAGTATGTGTGACGCGAAAAACTGGACTAAGAAAGTATATGCATTTAAGAACTTAAGGACTACGAATCACTATCCATGTAAAGTGAAACTTTTCGCAGAAAATCCAAGGACATATGGAATGTCATTACCGGATATTAATGTTATAGAACCACCTATTTTAACAAATTTAGGTAAATCATTGGCTGGTTTAACTTAGACCTACAACCAGCAATAACTTGTTTGTTGTCTCTATTCAGAGAGTATTCCAGTATAGCCAACGTGAAAAAAGACTTCATTTTCAGAATTAGGTATTACAAGAATGTCATCGACGAGAAGGTGTACAAATTTCTGATGGAGATTATTAACAAATGTACTTGAGGAATTATTTATAAAAAGAATATAGCTAATACATATCTTGAAATGTATAAGATGCAAACATCAGAATGACTATTACAATGAGTACTACAACTGCATAATAAATTATTTACATCTCATTTCTACAACAATCACATTCACTATCTGAATACATGAAATATCAACATACTTCATGTATTATTGTTAAAATAAATCAATTTTTTTAATACAATAAATTATCATTTGGAACATGTTTTATAATAATAAAAGAAGAAGTCAAAATGTTTGGTATAAACAATTGGACAACATATACAATTTGTGAACCTACATCATCTATAGAAGAGGTTGCATATGGACTCAATCTATATTATCATATAAGAACAGCTGGAATTCTTCTTGCAGAAAAAGTCAGACAACGAGGAAATCATAAACTTCTATCAAACAGTGTTAATCATATTAGAGATGTGTTAGCACCAGGCATTAAAAATACACAAAAATGAGGTTATATCAATGTAAAAGGTATTGGTAAAAGACAAATACATAGATATAAAAACGGAAATCCATATGTTGTTATAAATTGAAAAAAGAAACGAATATAAATCAGAATGCAACATTATAAGAAGATAAACGCCTAACAGCAACCTTTCTCAATTTGCCATCGTTACCTCTAATTTTCTTAACAATTCTGTAAAAATTATCGCGAATTTTATGAACAAAATAAACAGTAGCACAATTGTTCCTTGAAAAGAAGAAATTACACTTACTCATATAATATACTATAGAAAAAAACAACCTTTTAGAAAAAGTGTGTAAATCCCAAAAGTAAACTAGTTAATGTATTCAATTAGAGTTCTCTTAATATACATCAACCCCTTCTTATTTCCACTAATTGTGACATTTCCTCCATCCAATAAAAGATCAACCTTCGTCTTTGTCAATTTGAACTTAATCAACTCCTCATTCTCCTCTGTGAAAATTATCCACTGCATCTTATTGTCTGGTGGAAACTTGATCTTCAACCCCTCTGTCTTACAAAATCCTAAAATCTCTTTATAAATTCCCACTTTCTTATCCTTATTCTTCAACATATCCTCTATAATTGTCTCACACTCTCCATATTCAGCAGATAGTAACAAAGTATTCGTGAAATGCAACTCATTATTGATAATCGTCGACACATTCTTAAAAGTCTCATAGATACTTATATCCAACTCCAACGAATCCTGAATCAACTTACCCATCTGCTTATCTATCACATCCTTTGTATCCTTAATCGCATACTTTATCCTACAGAACTGTTCGTAAGTGTACTTGAAACTATCATAAATTTCCACAATCTTCTCTTGATTTATACACAATGCATCTAACTCATTGTTCATAAGCTCTTTTCCCAAAAGAATTGACCAAATTATCGGACTTCCCTCAAATCCACAATTTGGAACATACAATATTTTCTGTTTATGATTCAAATTCTCTATCGCAAATCGCCTCTTTCCAGTAATAGATGTCTGTAAAGATATAAAAATACCCACCTTCGATCCATTCTTTATCATATCTCTCTTGAACTTAGCTATCTCTTTTGTTGGTATAACGGATGAGTAGTTCTTAACCTCAATCATGAAAACATCCCCTGATGGAAAAACCAAATGATAATCCGAAGACTCTGACACTTTGGACATATCTATCAAAGTCAAATCTGGGAAATTCTGCTTAATAACACTCCCAACAAAGTTCTCACCCATACTACCCTTCGTCACAGATTTACTACTGGTCTCTGTTAATTTATCAATAGTTCCCTTTACTCTCTCCAAATTCTCACTAATCTTCGCCTCCATAACACCCATCTTCATAACATTGTTATTTTCCATACATTTCAAGGAAGAACTAATCTGATCATTTATACTCTTCAATATACTGTTCTCTGGATTGATCGATGTCTGACACAGTGTACTAGTTAAATATCCCAACTTCAAATAACTATTCACTATGTCCTCTCTTTTACCTTCGGGAATATCAAAGACCCATGAATTAATATCCTTATTTATGATTATCGACATATTGGTAATAAAAATGATTTTTTTTTTAAATGGTTCAAAATTAAATATTGTTAAGTATCATATGAAGGTTATATTTCTAGATTTTGATGGAGTGCTTAACAATATGCATATGAGAGAATCTGGATTGTTTTGTCATAAGAATATGCAGAATTTGAGATTGCTATGTGAGAAAACAGACCCAGTGTTTGTTTTGTCAACTTCTCACAGAGTTTACAATGTTTCACTTCTTGAATTTAAGAACGAGTGTATAAAATATTGGATAGATGGAAGAACATACGATTCTACACCATATCTATACGATATGGATAATCCAGAAAGACCACTCACTCTGAGAGTCAAAGAGATTAAGAAGTGGTTAAGTGAACATCCAGAAGTAACAAATTGGGTAGTTCTGGATGATTTGGATATGAAGATTGAGAATATTGTTAGAACCGATTTCAGATATGGATTAACTATTGCAGATGTTGTTAAGGCAATTGACATTCTGAATGATGAAGAACAAACCACTGCTCAGGATCTCCATGAGTGATATCGGCAACGCACAACTTACATTTCAAAGTAGTGTTCTCAACATTTTCATATTTTAGATCTTTTGCATCTTTTGCGTAATGAAAAGATAAATGAGGATTTTTAGATGATGAACCTTTATAATTTTTAGTATACTCCTCAAATATAGACCAATCTTTGTATTTACACCAGTAACCACAAGCGTCTAATGGATCGTTATCCTCATATGAACTCTTAAATTTAACACATTCTCCGTTAAGAGATATGTCGTAGTTAGATCCTAAATTCTTGGAAATATCGTAATACAGATGACAAGCATCATACAATCTCATATTACACATAACTGTTATATGTGGTTGATGAAGAGATTTTATAGATTCATTTTTTAGAGGTACTAACCAAACCCCATATTCATAACCGCCACTCATGTTTAAATTATAGATAGAATATTAAATAAATTTCATGTTTTATAATTTAGATACTCAATCTCTTTCTTGCGGAATAAACCCATTCACAAGACATTCACAAGAATATTAACCACCTTGTGAGGTTTAATGAGAATCTCGTGAACAATAAATAATCCTGCAACTACATACCAAACGATAAGAGATAGAACTTCTAAAAATCCCACATATTGAAAGAATCGCAGATCTAGGTGTTCATACTCATCAAATGAGGAGTACAACATCAAGTAGAAGAATCCAGCAACGAGAGAGTATAGAGCCTGTCCAGTTGCAATCAATGCCTGGGTTTTGAACGATTGTGAAAATCCTAGGAAAAAATCAAGAATTCCCACAAAAATATTCTGAAGTAGGAGATATATGTAGAATGCCCTACAATATGTGATTGTTGTTTCAGTAGCGTTCGGAATATAATCTGTTATATTCTGGACGAATCCATCTATATCTGATGTCAAAAAGATAATGGGAAAAACAATGTGTCCCGTACATCTAACACAAGTCATAACTATACTTGTTGCACACATCATTGTTTTCAATTGGTTTATACTTTCATCGAGTGAAGTCATGATATGTGTAGTGTTATAATTGTTTATCATTATTTTTGTTCAATTTTTTATTTCCATTGTCTTATCATCATGTAAAACGATAATCTGTGGAATGAACTTACATGCTATTGCCGCTGGCCAAAAAACACAGGCTGGTATAGATGATACCATTCCATCTACACATCCATCGTAAACATAATTCCATCTCAGATTTTCATCCAATTTGTTATCTTTGTAATTATGTGTATCTTTGTAGTCACGAAGTCCTTTAATACCTCCATCGTATGAAGATTTAAAACTATATACAAAAACACCTGCACTATAACTGTACACTGCTATTTTTCCAGTTTTTGTCAAAGATGTGTACTTGTCAACAAATGCATTGTTCGACATGAATCGTTTGCCTAATTTTGTAATAACTGTTCTAAACATAATTATCAATGATTATGTTTACAACTAATTTTTTTAAAATCATTTTTTTTATAAGTATTCTCCGGAATTAAGCTGGAACTTCGCCATCAACGACAGCTTGAACTTTCTGTCCGTCGTCAATGTATACGTATTCTGTACCATTAATCACGCTCTGTCCAACTGCGATAATACGCTCATCACCATCCAGCTCCGCAAACTGTGGAAGTAGCATGATTTGACTAAGGAAAGGTCCATTTTCACCACGCCGAAATGCACACATGATACATCCAGTTGCAAGATCACGATAGTAATATTCATCCCATCCATTGATAGGATTCTTCCCATCCTCTCCGTAGATTCCAGCTCTAAAATATTTTCTAAGTTCAGGTGCAAGAGACACGATTAAAAATATATATTTGAAAGTATGGATTATTATTGTCAATTTTTTATTTGTATCCACAAATAAAAAGTTGCAACGTTCTGGGAAAAAAATGAAACAACCTTATTTTTCATTATTGTTTATAATATAGTATACATGAATTTTTGAGCCATTTTTAGATTAGCAAAGGTTTAATACTGTTTACACAAATAACATCCTCCACCAAAAGCGAATCCCATCAACATTAAATTTATGGTATAACATAACCAACGTTTGCAACATGAACTGTTAACCTCTCCATTAACTATTCTAACAAACTCATTCCTCATCTTCTTCTCAGATCCCTCGAAATACTCTCTTCCAGCGATCTTTCTAAAATTACGATTGAAACTTTTTAACAATTTACCCTCAACACCCTCAGGATCTCTAACCTCTTGTATATTGAGATACCTCGTCCCTCTCTTATAACCCTTATTAACTCTATCCAATGTGTTCTTTTTTGACATTCCAACCTTGTAACGTCGCGTATTCAACAGTTCACAAGGCTGTACAAGATATACTATTCCAGACATACATTTTATCACACATCTCTTTTTAAGCATCGTACGATATTCTATGCCAAAGTATACCAAAATTTAAACATATCTTACCTGCAACTATACTATCACGTTTATTGTTAATGGTTGGATTATATATTGTTACTTCTGCTACTTTTGTTGGATAACCCAGTTTATCGAAAACAAAACTCACCACTGCTAAAGCGAAATATTCATAATCGTCATACATATGTTTTCCACTTTTGGGATGAATGTACAATCTCTTTTCTAATCTTATATTTTGAACTCCTCTACTATCTTTTGCCAATAAACCATGCCCGTTAATCCATATCTTTTCCGATTTTTCTAAAATGGGTTCGCCTAATTGATCCTTAATTGTTTTGGCGATATTTTCTAACTCATCAAAGAACATTATCTTTTTATTTTCAAGAATATCGTATTGATTTTTATTCAGAACTTTAGTGGAATCTCTGCTGTTTATGTATATATCATTTGACCTGTAATAGTTATAAAACTCTCTTATTTCATTCAAAAGAGTGTAACGATGGATAAAATTACTGAATGATATATTGTGCAAATCGAAATCTTGAAACATCTTTCTGATATCATTTTCCATTATTATTGTACATATTTTATAAATTTTTAAGGCAACTTATTTACTTTCGCCACCACCACAAGAATATTGTCGTTGAGGAAACACTTTATTATTATTCTCATCAAAAATACTTTCAAAACCGTGCAACTCTACCATATGAATGAGCATCGCCCATTCTTTTGCATATTTCTTTGCAGTTTCCTCTGGAAAAACCTTAGAATAGGTCAATCCTATATATTTTGCAAGTTTATCAGGTTCACGTGCAAATGTCTTGACAGCTGGTTTTTTGAATAACTCAAAAATAGCAATTCCCATATCATAGATACGAGACGTTTTTGGGCTTCTATTCCAACAACATGCACAAGATTTTTCAACAATATGTGGCGGAATTGGAAAATTTGAATTCTCCTCATCGTATCCGATATCATTCATGCGGATAATGATCTTCTCATCTGTATTAGAAATCATATCTAAATAACAAAGTTTATATCCAAAGTTATTTACTATCATTTTTTTTTTTATAAATATTTATTTACATTTTCCCAACATGTATCCAGAAAAGAATGTGAAAAATATCATAGCTAAATGTTTAACACTAATTTTCTTATTCAAAATAGTCATTATTAATCCTTTATTATCCAATTTTATTTGCGGTAATTGTTTGTTGTATGTTTCTGGTATAGATTGTTGAGGATGTTGATGTTGTTGTATATATGGATAATTGATATTGTTATTAATTACTATTGAAGCTGGAGTGGATGATGTAATTTGTTGAGGTGTAGTTTCCTCATGAGTATTATTAGATTTAGGTGGTTCATGTTTCACTTGTTCTAAATCTTCACCTATAACTAATCTCTTTTTTGCTCTTTCTATAATAGATTTTGCCTTTGGTTGTGGTGGAGGTGGAGGTGGCATTTTTGATTCTTTTTGTGGTTTTGATCCTGATGCTACAGCTAAATGTCCAAGACTGGATTCTAATTTTTTCTTAAAATCATTGGTTAATTTCAATTTTCCAACCTTTTTGGAACTCATACATCATATTTATGTGATCATTTTAAATGTATATATAATTATTATGAAAAAGTGTTTCCCAATATTGTACATATCAACAGATGATGGTAAAACAAGATTCTGGAAAGTGTGGGTAGACGATACAAAAGTTTATACAGAGTACGGAGTTTTAGGCGGAAAAGTCATCAAGTCTCAACCAAAATCTTTTCCAACTTTTGACAAAGCGGTTACATCAGCTTCTGCTAAACACAGAAAAAGACTCGAAAGAGGTTATTGTACAAATAAGAATACAAAAAAGAGAAAATGTGATGTTGTTCTTCCTATGGGATCACATAAAATCGAGGATCACAAAAACAAAATAGTATATCCTGCAGTTGTTCAAAGAAAATTAGATGGTTATAGATGTATGGCTCATATAGTTGATGGTGAAGCTGTTTTGTTATCTAGGACTGGAAAGCCATATCATCATCTAGAGAACATAAGAGAGGATATTGAGAAGATTAAAGAAATGTGTAAAAATGAAGGTATTTATTTAGATGGTGAGCTGTACAATCATGAACTTTTATTGAGAAATTTGGGTAGTATTGTGAGGAAACAACATGTCAATGCGGAAGATATGAAGAGAATGAAACTTATCAAAATGTTCGTTTTCGACATGTTCGATGTCAATGATAGAGATGCTACTTTTGCAGAGAGACACGAACGTGCTGTTAAGGTTTTTGCTAAGTACAAATTCAAGTATTTGGAATTGGTCAAATGTTATCCAGTTGACAATTATGAGGATATTGAGAAGTATTATGAACAGTTTATAAGTGAAGGTTATGAAGGAGTTGTTCTAAGAATGCTCAATGGAAAATATGAATTCAATAAAAGATCTCATGGAGTTTTAAGAACTAAGGAGTTCAAGAAGGGTGAATTCCGAATAGTTGGAGCGAAAGAAGGAACTGGATCTCAAAAGGGTGCAGTTGTTTGGCAGATAGAGTGTAAAGATGACAAGAGTAAAACATTTTGGGGAGTACCTGTTGGATCAATTGAAGAGAGAAAAAAACTTTACAAGAATCGTGCAAAATATCTTGGAAAAGATGCAATTGTAAAGTTTTGGGATATAGACAAAAATGGTTGCATTGTTCGTAATCCTGTTGTTGAGAAGATTATTTAATATCTTCCTGTACTAGATTCTATTAAAGTATCGCCTATGTATAATGCTACGTTATTCGATCCACCTATTTCTTTAACAACTGTTAAAACATTACCACTTCCATCTGCATCACCAATTGCAAATAGAACTTGGGTATTTGAGTATGGTTTTGATGTGTTTGTTGTGTTTGCACTATTACCAAAAATAACTTGATAAGGTGCTTTGGCAACATTATTGCTACCACCTATTATTGTGTAGCTGTTTCCACTTGTGTCGTTATTTTGACCACCAAGAATTGTTGAATATTCACCATCAGCTGTGTTACTTAAACCATTAATAATAGTTGAAGCTGCTCCACTAGCTATATTGCCACTACCATCAATAACTGCAGATCTTAATGCTGATGCCACGTTGCCTTCTCCACCAACAACAACAGATTGTTGACCGGATGCGGTATTATAGTATCCACCAAGAACTGACGCGTACTCTTCAGTTACAGTATTAACATGACCACCACAGATAACACTGTGATAGTCTCCACTTCCACTGATACTATTTAATCTACCACCACATATTACACTGTAGTTTGCTGAAATTGTGTTTCCAAAACCATTTCCAATTATACTGTAACTAGAACTTATACTATTTCTAGAACCATCAATAACTGCTGAATGATCACCTGAAATAGTGTTAAATTCACCTCCTCCAATAAATCCAAATATATTTGAAACAGTATTTTGATAACCACCTCCGATAACTGAATAATCACTTGAAACACTATTCTCAAAACCACTACCAATAATAGATTGGATACTTGTAATAGTATTCCTCTGTCCACCAACAATACATGAACGATTTCCGGAAACATCGTTATTTCTACCACCACCAATAAATCCTTCCCGTGTTGATACAGTATTTAAACTACCACCTCCAATAAATCCTCCTTCATCTAATCCTGAAACTGTGTTATTGTATCCACCACCTATAAATGCATAGCTTGTTTCAACTGAGTTGCCACAACCATCAACAATTCCCGAGTAATCACCTGAAACTGTATTATCTAAACCACCTACAATGGATGAAAATGAATTATTTATAATATTTCCAGATCCATCAAGAATTGCACTATACGATTCTGATATGGAGTTGTGTCTTCCACTACCAATAAAAGAGTGGTTTGCATTGTCTGATATATCATTATAAATTCCCGTAACAATAGAAGACATTGATCCAGATATGGTATTACTTCTTCCAGATCCTATAAAAGAGTGATTACTTGTACTGTTAATTGTGTTGTAGCGTCCACCAATAATATATCCAAAATTAGAATTAATTGTATTATCTCTTCCACCAGATATAACAGAATTGTTACTGGATATAGAATTTGAACTACCTCCACCTATGGATGATTTGTTACCAGAAACAGTGTTTCCACACCCATCAATAACTACTGAATAATCACCACTCACCTCATTACTCAAACCTCCTCCAACAAGAGAGTATTGACCAGAAACCTCATTCAAATCTCCACCTCCAACAGACGAATAACTACCTGAAACACCGTTACCCATAGCTCTAAACGATCTTTTCAATCCCAACTCAACATCCAAACTACTCTCAAAAAATTTCTTATCACTACTCAACTCATAATCCAAATTCATTTCAAAACC